CATGGGAGGGTTAAGAGTTTGGGTTGAATTCGTTTGCCAGCGCTTGGCCGGCTTGGTTGCAACGGGTAACAGTGGCTTGGCTTGCGCCGTGCTGCGCCAGTCGCTGGAGAAGATCAAGGGGCAGCTCTGCCAGAACTGATCCAAGTCCGCCTGTCAGCTCCTGGCAAAGGGCGGTGATTCCGTCAGCCGTTAGCCCACTCTTCGTGCAAGCCTGATCAGCCTGCATCACAAGGAAGTTCCGATCTGATTCCGGCTCGGGCTCAGATTCAGCAACCTCCCGTTGCTGCTTGTCGTAAAGGGCTAGCCCGAAGGGGTTCCCGAACGTCATCAAGGCCCGCTTCATGGCGTCGGTCTCAGCCTCCTTTAAGGCTGATTCGTGGGCTAGACCCAGGTCAACATCAATGCCGTGGCCAGCGCCGCAGCCATCGCGGACGATGGCGCCGACGCGGATGCGGACCCGGGCGGTGTAGGTCACGCCCCAGCCGGGCTTCTGCTGGCGGCCGATCAGCCGCTCTCGCTCGCTGACGCAGCGGGTTTCGAGGGTCTCGCGATCCCAGGCGCCAAACCCAAAGATTCGGTTGGCCTCAGCAATCGCGTGCCAGCCCTCCACATAGGAGAGTGTCTGCCCCGACTGGCTGCGGGTTTTGACATGAGCCCGGTTGAGCGGCTCGGCCAGGGCGGCCAGCTGCTCGGGGGTGAACGGATCATCGGGGGGCATCGGTCCCTGCGGTGGTTGCACAAACGATAGCGCAACGGTTGCTCTTGTGCAACCGATCAGCCGGGCCAGGTGATCGCCGCGGCATCGTCGGCACTGCGGGCAAAGCCGGCACGGCCACCGGCGCGGGCGATGTTCGCCGCCCAGTCCTGTTGGGCCTGGCGCTCCTGGGCATTTCGCGGGCGCTTGGTCTCGATGCTGAGGAACAGGCCCATCGTCTCGCCCACCATCTCGGGCGTTACGGGCACCGACACCAGGCCGATCCAATCGCCGCTGCCGACCTTCAGGCCCGTGGTGTAGAACCGGCCCTGCCTCACGATCACATCACCAGGGCGGAGGCTGGCGCGGGCAGAGTTCAGGTTCAGCGCTGTGACGCGAGTGCTCTCACCGTGCCAGCTGCCGCCGACGTGGTTGCGGTAGATGCGGGCGCCGCTGTTCGGCGCGTTGATGCGGGCGATGATCTCGCGGCTGACGCGGGCCTCGGATGTCATGGGTTAGGCGGCGGTGGTGGTGGTGCGGCTGGCTCGCTTGCGCTGCCAGCACGGCAGATCGTGCTGGGTCCAGGCCCAGCCGGCCTTGTAGCCCAGCATCCGGCCCAGATCCTGCAGGCTAGCCAACGAGCCATCACAGGCCCGGATCAACTCCCGGCGCTCCTGCCGGCGGCGCTCCTGCTCCCGCAGCTTCTCCATCCGCGGATCGAGTAACACCAGATCACCATCGACGTGCTCGACGGGGCGACTCCAGACCAGGAACCGGTGCCCGCACTCGGGGCAAACTTTCGGCTGGCCTGGGATGAACGCATCGCATTTCGGGCAAGCCTTGCCAGCCGGGAGGGTTTCACGCGGGCGGGCGCTCCGGCCCTGCAGGCTCCACTGGCGATCCTGCAGCGGCGAGCCGAAACCCGGCTGGCGCATGTTGCCGCAGTGGTCAAGCAGCACCGCGTGCGATTTGCCGTCGGCCGTGCGCAAGGCCCGGCCCAGCATCTGGAGGTACAGCGACAAACTGCTGGTGCGGCGCACCAGTTGCACGGCGGCGACGCCGGGCACGTCAACCCCCTCGGTGATCAGTTCGCAGTTGACAAGCACCTTCACAGTGGCGTCGCCAAGATCCCGAAACATCTCGGCCCGCTCGTCTGGCAAGGTTTTGCCGTGCACTGCAGCCGCAGGGATTCCGGCATCTCGGAACGCAATCGCGTAGGCCTCGGCGCGCTCCACGCTGGGGGCAAACGTGATACAGGTCCCGTTGAAGTGATCGGCCACTCGTCTTTGGTACTGGCTCACCACGTCGCCCATGACCTGGCGGGTGGCCAGCATCTCGGCCTGCCGCTGCTGACCCGCCAGAGTGTCGGGGTTGCGAATGCCGTCCAGGTCGGCACTTGGGATCGAATAGCAGTGCGGCCGGGCCAGGAAATCGTGATCCACCAGCCACTCAACAGACGGGCCGATCTCCAGATGCTGGAAGTAGCCGCCAAAGCCGACGCCAAGGCCGCGGCCATCCAGTCGCTCGGGCGTAGCCGTCAGGCCCCAGAGCCAGGCATCGGGGCACGCTTCGACGACCCGGGCCCACTTGTTCCCCTCCACGAGGTGGTGGGCCTCGTCGATGATCAACCAATCCCAAGGCGGGATGGAGCCCAGGCGCAGGCCGATTGTGTCCACGCTGCCGACCTGCACACTCAGCTCAGGCTGGAACGGTGCCCAGCTCCTCGGCACGATTAGGCCATGCTCCACGCCAGCCCGGGAAATCCGGCCGGACAGATCCGCCACCAGCTCCTTGCGGTGGGCCAGGGCCAGGACACGGGCGCCGCTGCTGGCCAGCCGTCGGACCTGGTGAGCCAGCATGGTGCCTTTACCAGAACCGGTCGGCGATTGGGTCAGCACGCGGCGATGGCCGGCGTAGAACCCGTTGACGCGGGTGCGGTGGATCAGGTCGGACTGGTGGGGGTGGAGGGTGATCACCGGTGATATGGGATTGGGTGCCACCCCCGCTTGTCGCCGGCCACGACGCCCTGCAGGGCCTGGAATCACCGACGAACCTCGACGGGTCCCGTTATTGCGCAGAGGCCAGGCCGGCCCACCTTGCGGAACCGACGACCACCACCTGACCCGGGCAGTGGCTGGCGTGATGCTGGGAGCGGGCTTGCTGGGTGGCCCCAGTACCCTAGCGGTTGCCGTTGCGATGCACAAGCGGGTGCCGCTATGGTGCTGTCCGTAGCGAAACGTGCAACATGCCAGACGGTAACGACACCAGCCCCGCCCGTGAACAAATGCGAACGGTTGGCCTCCGCATCACTCGCGTGCAGGACGAGTATCTGGATCGCGTGGCGCGGCGGCGCGGGGTGCCGAAATCGGTCTACGTGAGGCAGCTGATCAACCAAGACATGGACAGCGCCAGCGCCAGCGGCCACAGCCCCCTGACGGCGGCCTGACGCCGTGGGCAACCTGGAGCGGGTCACGGCCGGACGATGGCCGGAGATCCTGGGCGCCTTGGCGGGCGTGCCGCCGGAGGCGTTCAACGGCCAGGCGCAGGGCTGCCCAGCCTGCGCGCGCAACGGCATTGCCCTGGGACCGGGACGGAACGTTGACCGGTTTCGCTGGGACGTCAGCGATGGCATGGGCGAGTGGTACTGCAACCAGTGCGGCGGCAAGCACAGCAGCGGCGGCGGCGGCAGTGGGGTTGATCTGCTGACGAGGATGCTCGGCTGCGACTTCTCCACAGCAGCAGCCAGGGCTGAGGCGTACTGCGGGCTGGTGACCACGGCGCGGCCAGTGACGCCAGGCCCCAGCACTCCGGCACCCTCGAAGCGCAGCCGCAAGCCGGCGCGGATCCCCACGGCGCCACCGGCTGGCACTCCGCCGCCACTTCTGGACAAGGCCTCTGAGCAATACCCCTACGGCGCCGATGAAGCCAACCCGGATTTTTGGATCCAGCGGATCCCACGACCGCCGAAGGTGGCCGGGGGGAAGCCCGACAAGATCTTCGTCCACCGAACCTGGCTCGATGGCCGCTGGCACAGGCCCAGCAAGCGGGACGCCTTCACCAGTGAGTGGCCGGCGCCCCGGCCGATCTACCGGCTACCCCAACTGCTGACAGCACCTGACGCGCCAGTACTGGTGGTCGAGGGGGAGCGCACGGCCAACCGGGCGGCCCTGCTGTTCCCGGATCATGCGGTGGTGGCCTGGTGCCACGGCAAGGAGGGGAAGCAACACACCAACTGGACCCCCTTGGCGGGCCGGGCCGTAACCCTGTGGCCTGACAACGATCGGGACGGGCAGGCGGTCATGGCCTGGCTGGCGGAGCACCTGCAGGGCCTGGGGTGCGCCGTGGCGATCGTGACGCCTCCCGAGGGGGTGCCGGCGAAGTGGGATCTGGGCGATGCGGCTGGCGATGGCTGGACGCCGGAGCGGGCCGCGGCGGAGCTCAAGCGCCTCGCAGCTCCCCTCGATCCGCCCGAGAGCTCCCCTCGATCCGCAGAAGCTCCCCTCGATCCACCCTCCGCCCAGCCGGCCACCTCGGCTGACGCCAGCATCGCCGGCTGTCGGCAGCAGCTGGGCCAGGCCATTGGCCAGGGCGTCGCCGGAGCCGATCTAGCCGAGCTGGTGGCGCAGCTGGCCAGCGATGGTGGCCACGCCGTTGCAGCCCTCGGCGCCATCGCTCGGGAGCTGGAGCGCGAGCACGATCAGGCCGCCGATGCTCAGGCTCAGGCGCAGGCCATCTCCGATGACGCGCGTCGCATTGACGCCGGGCGCAGCCTCTCGGCATCCATCCTCCTGCCCGCGGCGCTCGCTGCAGCGGTTGATCTGCGCACTCGCTATTTGCCGACCGATGGCCCCTCCGCCGTCGTTCCCTACCTCGCCGCCGTCGCCGGCATGGTCCGACTCGGGACGCAGGTCGTCGGCTGTGCTGCCGCCGGTTATCGCGTGCCAGTCAACCTGTTCACCTGCCTCGTGGGTCGGTCGGGCGCCAAGAAATCTCCGGTCGATCGCCTGATGCTGCGCGATCCGCTCGGGCCGATCCTCGAGGCGCAGGCCGCGGCCGATCGCCTCGCTCGGGAGAACTGGCAGCTGGAATGCCGGGGCGCCAAAGCCGCCGATCGCCCCGACCCACCGCAGCCGCAGCGCCTGATGGTGTCCGACTTCACCGGCGAGGCACTGGCGTCGCAACTGGAGCAGGCTGAGAAGGCCGGTCGCGGCCTGCTGATCTACCGCGATGAGCTATCAGGCCTATTCGGTGGCCTGAATCAGTACCGATCCGGTCGCGGCGGCGACGAACAGCAACTCCTCGAGCTTTACGACGGCGGCGGCCTGACAAGTCTGCGCGTCACCGGCTGCAGGTCCTATTCGCGGTCTCAGGTTTCGATCGCCGGGAACACTCAGCCCGACGTGCTGCGCCAGCTGGTGGCCAATGGCGACGCCAGTGGACTATGGGCCCGTTTCCTGTTCGCGCCCCTGCCGGAGCGGGCCGTGCGCCTGCCGTCAGGCGTCGGCGACGACGAGATCGCGGCTATTGAAGCCGCCGCTGAACTGCTGGCCCAGACTGCTACGGCTGTTCATCGGCTGCCAGCCATCACGCATCGGCTCAGCAGGGCGGCAGAGGATCAGTTTCTGGCCTACGAGCTGGAACAGCAGCAGGCGGCCCTCAGCGCCTCCCTGGGGGCCCACTCAGCGCTCCACGGAAAATCCGCGGGCAAGGTGCTGCGCGTCGCTGGCGTGCTCCATCTACTGGCCCTGGCCACAGGGCAGGCGCGAACCGGTGACCCGATCGGCCTGGAGTCGCTTGACCCGGCGATCCTGCTGGTGGACTACCTGAACCGTTGGGCGATTGGGATGCACGCCGAGGTTGCCGACGGCGGCCCCTCCGGCCTGGCGCTGGCCATCTACCGCGCAGCAGTGGCCCATGGCGGCCTGGCGACGTGGCGGGACATTCGCGGGCGGCTGGGGAGGGCGCATCGGGCAGGCCTCACCGCTGGCCAATGCGGAGCCATCCTCCAGGCGCTGGCGGATGCCGGCTACGGCGAGCTGGAGCGTGGGGCACGTGGGGCAGTGGCGTTCCGCGCAGCGAGCCAGCGCCCCACGTAGGGCAGCAGCACGATCCCTGTGTAGGGCAGCGTGGGGCAGCGGCCAAACCCGTTTCAGCGCAGCGGGTTTGGCGTTTTGGAGCCTGCCGCGGCACCGGCGGCGGTGTGCGCTTGCGTGGGGCAGGCCGGTTTGTGTGGGGCAGGCTGCCCTACGTCTCGCCCTACGCAGAAATCTAGTGATAGCAAGCGTTTTACCCCTTATGTAGGGCATGTAGGGCAGGTCCTAGGAATAAGGGAGAAAACGGGGCCAGAGAGAGGGAAGAAGGGAAGGGATAAAAACTACCCTACATATCTTCTTATACCCTCTAATCCCTTGGTACCACTAGGTTTTGAGCGTAGGGCAGGGGTGCCCTACACATGCCCTACGTGCCCTACGCAAGCCCGCCCTCCAAGGGGTTGCCAGGCGGCAGGTCATGCGCTACTGTGATGGGACAGGCGGGGAGGCCCGCCGCACACCCATCACCAGCCATGGCCACTGCCCCAGCCCTGGAAATCCGCAAGATCGGCCGCTCCTATGCCGTCTGCGCCGGGAAATCGGTCTTCCGTCGGTTCCGCACCGAGGCCGCAGCGATCGCCGATCTGCAGGCCAACCGCGTTCTGTGGGCCTACTGGGCCGGCTCTGTTGGCGTCTCGGTCGAAAACGCCGAGTGCGTCACCATCTGGGCCTGACCCCCGGCCCGCCGGAGCCATTCCGGTAACCATTCCACCTTCACCCCACCCCACGAACAATGATTACCCTGTTTAACTGCCGCGTCACGCATCCCGCCCGTTTTGTCTTGGATGGAGGCTGCGGCTGGGAGCAGCCAGAATCCTCGTTTCTCGCCCACTACAACGGGTGCGCTGTACTACAGCCCCGTTTTGCGGAAGACGAAAAAACCGGTAGGCCAGCTATGGCCGTAGGCTTTGAGCACGTCTACTCGGTCGAAGGTGCGCCAAAGTTGCCGGCGGCAGGATGTGGCCAGATAGTTAGGCACACTGTCAACCATGGCACGTACCTGGCCCACATTGGTGGAACCAGGGTTGTGATTACGCCTCTTACCCATGAAGAAGCACAAGAAGCGGAAAGAAAGTTTTGGGAGGAAGATCTCCATAAAGCCCAAAGGGACTGGGATAGCACAAAGCTAATGTTCGCAGCACGTCGCGCTGAAGAAAATATAAATGATTGGAACGAGTGGATAAAAAAAGTGTTAATTAGATTTAGCGAGAAGATGGGTCAGCTTGCGGCAGTGCAGCTAGCTATCGCTGATTTTGTCAGCGCGCTTGAAAGCGAAGTATTGCCAACCTGGTTTCATGACCTAGAGCTTTACAGCCTCGTCAAAAAAGCTGAGTACAGGAAACACAACCTATGTAAAAATATCTGGCCAGGCGCCTACGGCGTTAGCTGTGAGCTCCGCCTCTGGAAAGTGCGCTTTGCTCGGCAGAGTGACTTGCCCGTGTATGGTCGAGCAGCTTCACTCATCGAGACTTTTTACAACGAGTTAGAGCAACTCCTGACTTGCTAACCCCCCGGGCCCGCCGGAGCCTATCCGGCACGTCCCACACCCACTGCATTCTCACCATGGGCAATACCCTTGTCGTCACAACCGTCTACACCGATCCCGCTATCGGCTTGACCGTCCAGGCCTGGCCCAGGAACGATTATTCTTGGCATCTCCTTTTTCGGGTAGATGATCAGTATTCACTGAAGCTTAATGAACGAGCGGTTTTTTATATGTTCCGTAGGTTGACTGGATGGGATATGCAGCCTGCTGGCGGATGGTGTACGAAATGGGGATGGCATCCCATCGGCCATCGCATGGTCCCCCCGTCGGCGCTGGCTGCCGTAGAAGCCTGGCTAGCCGAGCAAGAGGCAGCTGCCTTAACCCACCCCACTGCACCCGCCCTTGCATGACCACGCTGCCCACAGTTCACATCAACGGCACTGGGGCTGAAACCCTCAGGGCCGAATACCAGGCCCTCTCCAAGGCCCTACAAGCCGCCGAAGATCGACTCCTGGCGGCAACCTGCAACGGCCGCGACTTCTACCCCCAGGGTCGGGACGCCTATTACGCCGCTCGCTTCGAGCGGTCTGAGATGCTGGCCAAGCTGCGCGAAGTCATGGATTACGCCGCCGCCTGGCGCGATCACGCATCCGTTCATTGCCGCATCGATCCCGCAGCGGTGGCCGCCGCCCAGGAGCAACCCGATGTCTGACCCCACCCCCACAGACTGGTGCCGGGATCCCCTGCCCTCCGTCAGTGGCTGGTTTGCTGTGATCCGCTGCACCGAAGCGGGCTTGCGCTCCGGTGCTGCATGGGTTCAGGACGGCAAAGCCTGGTCTTGTGGCGGCAGGGCTGTTGCCGCTCACGCTGGTCCGTTCCCGACCAGGGACCAGGCACACGCCTGGGCAGAGGCTCACCTGGAAGTTTCCCTCACCTGGCGGGTCGAGCCAACACCCAAGCCCGCCGAGTCCATGCCTGACCCTCGCGGCGCCCTCTACAACTGGCGGTATCGCGAGCGCAAGGCTGGCCGGCTGCCGCCGCCTGAGCATCCCCGGTGCCCAGCCTGCGATCTGCTCCACACAGGGGTCAGGGGGGTGTACTGCTCCCGCTGCTGGGAGAAGCTGACGCCCGAGGGCAGGCAGGCCAAGGCCCAGCGGGTGCGGGACAGCCGGGCCAGGGCCAAGGCCAGGGCAGCAGGGTAACGATATGTGAACCGACCACGCCTGCCACTCACTACCGGCAGGTCATGCGCTACAGTTAGGTCATCGGGAGGGAGGCCTCCCACACACCCCACCACCAGCCATGACCATCGCCGCTTTTACCGCAAAAGTCGCCACCCTTGCAACCGAAGACCTGCTGCAGTTGATCCGTCGGATGATCGCCGAGGAGATCTTCAATGACTGCTTTGATGCAGCGGTTGACGAGGCTTGCAGCCGCGACGAAAACCTGGCAATCACAATTGACGCGATGTGGGCCTGACCCTCCCACGGCCCGCCGGGGCCTATTCCGGCAACCCACCCCATCACCCCATCACCAGCCATGACCATCATCAACATCCGCACCTACGCCGAGACCGCCAGCAGCCTTGAGCTCTGGCGCGAGTACGTCGATCCCGATATGGCGTTCTCCGATGAGGAGTTTGAGGCCATGTCAATCGACGAGAAGGTTGCGTATCAGCGCGAGACGTTCGGCCCCGAGCCGACCGACGCGGAGATCAACGAAGACATCGGCTTCGACGCCTGATCCAGCTTCCCGGCCCGCCGCCCCCCAGCCCCAGTCCGCCAGCTGGGGCTTTTTCATGCCTGCCCCTTGCGCTCCGGCAGGTCATGCGCTACAATATGTGCATCGGAGGGGAGGCCCTCCACAACCCCATCAGACCATGACCTTTCATCTTCGCAACGATTGGACCGCACCTTCCGGAGATTCCTATGTTGATGTAATCAGTTTCTCCGTTGAAGGTTCAAAGATCACGACTGTGAGCACAAAGGCCAACTCCAAGGGCAAAATCCTTTCTGGCGGTTCGCGCAACTGGAACGCCTTCCAAAGCATGTCGCTGGAGCAAGGACGCAAGCTGTACAGAGGCTGCTTAGAGCGTGGCTACAAGCGCGTTGAGCAGGCTCCTGAGCTTACCTACTGACCAGCCCCCGGCCCCCGCCCCTCACCCGAGGGGCTTTTTCACGCCTGCCACTCACTACCGGCAGGTCATGCGCTACAATATGGAGACAGCAGGGGAGGCCCTGCACAACCCCACCACCAGCCATGAGCCTTGTTGATCCTTCCTGCCTCGACCGTCCCCGCGCCAAGGCAGTTATCACCGGCATCTTCGCGGTCCTCGCCTCCGGCGGCTACATCGACCGCCCCTCCATCATTCGCCGCTTCGTCGAAGGCGGCTACGCTGAGCACCTGGCTATCCGCTACGCCGACACACTGATCGCCCGTAACACCGACATCCAGCACCACTCCCGCTGGAGCATCTGGGGCACCAACGGCCGCGAAACCTACAGCTTCGCTGGCTGATCCGCATCCAGATCCCCCCCGCCCCGGCTGACCACCGGGGCTTCTTCATCCCCCTCCACCATGCAACCCACCTACGTCACCACCGAACTGAAACAACCCCCTGCCAAGGCGGTGGTTGTTGGCATTCGTGCCCTGCTCGTCTCTGGTGGCTGCATTGATCGCCCTGGGATTGTTCGCCGCTTCATTGGAGGCGGCATCGCCGAGCCCCTGGCGAGCCGCTACGCCGACACACTGATCATCTGCAACACCGAACCCTTGCACCCCATTCGCTGGAAGGTCCAAGGGAGGCGGGGCCGCTATGTCTACAGCCACCCCAGCTGACCACCGGGGGCTTTATGCTGTCCATGTGGGCCGAGTCGTCCCCTACGCAAGGACGGGGAGCCGTGGTCTGTCGGTGGGGCAGGCCTGTAACGGTACCGAAGGCTCGGCTCCCATTCATCCCCTGGCGGGTTCCCCTGGGGCTCGCAGGGCGGCTATGCTGCTGGTGTTGCTTCGTGTTGCTCTGTGCCTGCTGGACGGCCATCCACGCTCACCGAGGAGATCCTGGCCAAGGTCCAGCAGATGGCGGATCTGGGCTTGCCCCATCCCCTGATGCCGTCCCGGCTGGGGGTTCCCAGCTCCACATGGGAGCGATGGGTTAAGAAGGGTCGCGAAATGGACGAATCAACGAATGAAGGTAGATTGTGGGGGATCATCAATAGGGGAGTCTCAAAAATAGCCGAAAATTACATGGGTTCATTACATGGCCAAGCGGAGAATGGCAACGTCAACGCCATCACCTGGCTACTGACGCATCACCCAATCCTGCGCGATCAGTTCAGCGACGCAGCCTCCGAACGCCGCGCAGTGCAGCGTGCCATGGCTGGCGTGGTGACCGCCATTGATGGGGCAGGGCTGACCGACGACCAGCGGATGCGACTGCTGCTGGGGATCCAGGCCCAGGGCATCGGCGTGCCTGCGGAGGGGGAGCAGGGCTGAGCCATGGCAGCCAAGCCGCCCGAGTGGAGCCCTGAGGAGGTGCGGTACCTCAGTGAAATCGGGGATTCGCTGCCACTGGGCATGCTGATCTATCGGTTTCGCCGCCGCGCAGATGCCAGGGGCTGGCCCGCTCGCACAAACGGCGCCATTGCCAACAAGGCGTTCAAGCTCGGCCTTCGCAGCCGCGACAACAGGGTTAGGGCTGATGATCTGACCAGCCCTGGTGGGGCCGCACAAATCCTCGGGTGCTTGCCTGACCGCGTGTCGAAGTGGTTTGACGATCCCAGCCTCTCGCCCATCCTCAAGCCGGTTTTTTGCAGGAACGTTCGCTACGTCGATCGCAAAGGCTGGCGCCGGCTGGCTGGCGAGCGCCCTGACGTGCTGGGCGGGTTTGGCGTGGATCGGCTGTTTATGCTCCTAGAAGATCGCGATCTGGCGCAGGCGGTTGCAGAGGCTTATCCATATCAGCGCAAGGACAACAGGATTAGGTGTATCGAGACTGGCAAGATATGGCCTAGCGCTAGTCACGCCGCGAGGGAGCATTTCGTCACGTTTTCAGCGATCTGTTACGCGATCCGGGAGCGCCGGCCGGTCACCGTGCTGGGGCTGAGCTTCGAGCGGGTGCGGGGCGGGACATAATGGAGCCATCCCCACCGGATCGACCAATGCCCCACCACCGGCGACCCTACCAACAGCGCGTGGTTGAAGAGAAGGCCCTAAACGATGCCAGGCTTGAGCGCTTGACCGCGTTCATCGGATCCGACGCTTTCGACAGTGTTCTGCCAGGTGAACAGGCCCGCCTTGAGCGCCAGCGCGGGATCATGCAGGAGCTGTCTCAGGTTCTGGGCGAGAGGATCTCAGCCTTCGAGGCCTAGCCCTCACGGCCGCATGACCCACCCCATCCCCTGCAGCGACTGCGGCGCCCCCGCTGGCGGGCCTCCAGGGCCTCCCACAGGCTGGCAACTGGAGGATGGCCGCATCATGTGCCACGAGTGCTTCACGCTTGATTTCCGGGCTACCGTGAGAGGGCAGCAGCTGAGCAAGACGCTGCGTCACTTTCGCGACACCCACCCATGATCGACCGTGCATTGATTGCCGCCGCTGTGGCGGAGGCTGAGGCGGAGCAGCAACCCCAGCGGCCATACCCGGACCTCGAAGACCTTGAGCAGGCCGTGCAGGAGCTGGCAGAGGCTCGTCTACGTTGCCTACAACGTGCCTACGGCCCTCGCTGACCCCATCGCCGCTGCCCTGGCGAGGGAGCGGCTCCGGGGCATCGGCGGCAGGTTCTACCGGGGGAGCCTCGATGGCCTGATGGCCACCATGCGCAGCCAGCTTCATGGCAAGCAGGTGGACCTGTTCGACGACATCACGTCGCCAGAGATCGGCGTGGTGGCCGGCTACGGCTCCGGCAAAACGATCGCCGACGCCTACAAGGCGATCCAGCTCAGCATCCTCAACCCAGGGTTCACTGGTGCTGTGCTGGAGCCGACCTACGGCATGATCAAGGAGATATGGCTGCCGAAGTTCGAAGAAGTGCTTGAAAGGTTAGAGATACCCTATACATTTACTTGGGGCCAGAATACTCCCGAACACGTATTACACTTCAAAGATTTCAGCAGCACCGTTGTAGCAAGAAGCTTTACAAACTTCAGGCGGATCGTTGGCCCTGACTGGGCTTGGGCGATCGGCGACGAAGTGGACACGGTGAAAGCTTCAATCTGCCGCAATGCGTATAAGAAAGTCGTCGGGCGGGTCAGGGTGGGCAAGGTCAATCAGAAAATCAACTCATCAACGCCTGAGGGTTTCCAGTGGCACTATGAGATGTACGGATCGGAGAAGGGTAAAGCGGTCGAGGGCAGGCGCCTGATCAGGATGTCGAGCGACGACAATCCGCACCTGTCACCAAGCTTCTTTGAAGAGATGGAGAAGAACTATACAGAAGAGGAGTTAATTGCTTACCGCCATGGGCAATACATCAACCTTGCAACTGGCAGGGTATGGTATAAGTTCACCAGGGAAAGAAACGTCAGGCCGGTTCAGTACAACGAAAGCGAAACGATAATCCTGGGCGTTGATTTCAACGTCGGCAACACGAACGGCATTGCCATCGTGCGGCGCGGCAGGGAGGCTCACGTGTTCGCCGAGATCAAGGCGTACGACACGGCGAAGCTTGGCGAGGAGATCAGGCGCCGCTGGCCTGACGCCAGGATCCAGGGCTACCCCGACTCCAGCGGTGGGCATCGCTCAACCAACAGCACAAGAACCGATGTCGCGATCTTGCAAGACTTCGGAATCAGCAATATGTCACCAGCCGCCAATCCCCCGGTGAGGGACCGCATCAACACCACGAACGCGATGTTCTGCAATGCCCAAGGCGAGGCGAGGCTGTTCGTTGACCCCAGCTGCAAGGGGCTAATCGACGACCTGGAGCAGCACAGCTACGACGAGAAGGGTGACCCAGACAAAGAGGGCGGCAACGATCACCGGACAGACGCTTTGAGCTATCCCATTCACAGGATCTTCGAGATTGGCCGCGCCACGGCTGGCAAGGCTGTCCGGGGTATTAGGCTGTACTAGCGCTTCGGCTTGCGGGGCTTCCTGGCCTTCTGCTTCGGCGGCGGCCCGCTGGTGTTCCTCGGGCCTGGCACCAGGTTGTTGCGGCCCGTGCCGCGTCCCCTGGGCGTCACGGGGGCCAGCTGCTGGTCATAGATCCGCAGTGCCTTGGCAGCGGGCTTGCTGCCCCGTGCGGCGGCGGCTGCAGCGCGTTGGGCACGACCACGGATCAGGGCCATCCCTGCATCCCTGGCGGCTGATCCCTGGCTCTTCAGCACATCCCGCGCCACCTTGGCCCTTGCACCCCTTCCCCGCGACTCAGCGATGTTGCGGGCCGCCTCGAACGCGAACCAGCGCCGTGCCTCGCGCATGATCTGCTGTTCCTGCGCGAGGCGGGCACGCGGGAACGGCCGGATGACGCTGCGGGCGCTGCGGACCCGATCGGCGGCAGCCTTGGCCACCTTCTCGGAGTTGGCCTTCTCCTGCGCCATGAACTGACGCGGGCTGAGGCTGGCCTGGCGCAGGGCCTGGGTTTTGGTGCTCAGGGGCCTGATGTTGCTGGCGGCCGGAGCTGCAGCCGCCGGCCCTACCGCTTTTTTGCGGTCTTGCGGGGCTTCTTCGGTGCCGCTGGCGGCGATCCCCCTCCGACTGGCTTCTTCCTGCCCTGGGTGGTGGCTGGAGCCGCCTTCTTGGCCGCCTTCTTCTTCGGCTTGGCGGGTTCACCACTTGCCACGGGACGCTTGGGGCCTCCCTTCACCCCCCGCGTGTTCTCGAAGCGGGAGACTCGCCCCTTTGCGGCGCCGATCGTGCGGGAATCGCCGTACGGATTGTCTTTCTCCATTCGGAGATTACGTGATAATTCCTTGTATTTAGTCTTCGCCGCGCTTGCTGGCGCCTTCGATGTGCGGGCCGGCTTGGCCGCTGGAGCCGCCGCCGCTGGAGTGGCTTTCTTGGCCCTGGGCTTCCGTGCGGGCTTCTCTGCTGGAGCCGCTGCCGCCGGCTTGGCGGCCTTCTTGGCAGCGGGTTTCGCAGCGGGTTTCATCGCTGGTTTTGCCGCTTTCTTCGCCGGCTTCCCCTCCCCTGCCACGGGACGCTTGGGGCCGCCCTTGACGCCTCTGGTGTTCTCGAAGCGGGTTACCGCACCCTTGGCCGCACCGGCTGCCCGTGCGCTGCCCCACATGCTGCCATCGTTAGCGGCTGCCCTTGCCTTTCCGCTCAATTCTTTATACTTAAGTTTCGCCGCGCTTACCGGTGCCTTCGATGTGCGGGCCGCCGCCGTGCTGGCCTTGGTCGCCCTGGTGGCCTTGGTCGTCTTGCTGGCAGCCGTCTCCGGTCGCTTGTTGCGCACCGTCCCCGAGGAGGCAAACCGCCCGCGAGCGTCGCGTTTCATCTGCTTGGCCATGCCTACCCCGGTGATGTTCCTCTAGTTTGCCTAGCGCTTTTTGCGCTTGCGTGGGGCAAACTAGGGGAAACGGTTTGAACGATGGGGCAAGTACCTCCTGGCGTAACGGTCGTGCAAACCGGAGACCTTGGCGCTGAACGCTGGCTACGGTTTCGCCCCGTGGCGGGTGGTGTTTATACCAACCTGACAACCTACGAAAATCTCAAGGTCCAAGATCCCGATATTGTTTATCAACGTCAAGAGCCCCATTGGATCCTGCCCGAAGTGCTGGCGGGTGGCACGCTGGCAATGCGGGCTCAGCGTGAGCTGTTTCTACCACCGTTTCCGCGAGAGCAAAAGACGGATTACGACATACGCTTAGCCGCCGCAGTCTGTCCGCCGTACTATCTGCGACTTGAGAGGATGCTTGTTGGCATGTTGACCCGCAAGCCGGTCGTGCTGAGTGACGTCAATGATTTGATGCTTGATCACATGCAAGACATAGATATGATGGGTTCCAATCTTGATGTGTTCTTGCGCAAGGTTGCGCAGCTTGATATTCGCTTCGGACACGTCGGCACCCTGGTGGATATGCCACGGGGTGATGAAGGCGACAACACGCCGGTGACCGAGTTTCTCCGCCCCTACTGGGTTCCGTACAGTGCCAGGCAAATCCTGGGTGGTCGCTATGACATCGTTGGCGGGCAGAAAAAACTTGTGCTCCTGCGGTTGCTTGAAACTCCCATAGTGGCCCATGGCGACTATGGCTACGAGGTTGTGCAACAGGTTCGCGTTCTTCGGCCTGGGTCGTATCAGCTGTTCAGAAAGCAGGAAAGTACGGCTAGCGAATGGAAGGAATTAACGGATGGCGAGACTCCTACATATATCGATGAAATCCCTTTTGCTGTGGCTTATGCTAATCAGATTCAGGATCTGGAATCGCGGCCACCGCTTGAGGATGCTGCGCACCTCAACGCGCAGGCGTACCGATGCCTGTCAGATCAGGATACGATTTTGCGTGTTGCAGCTGTGCCGCGTTACAACCTGTTTGGCGTGCCGGCTGAGGTTGAGGAGGTGGAAAGCGGTCCTAACTCTGCTACAGCTTGGCCTGTTGACGCACGGGCAGAGTTTGCCGAACCGGTCGGAACAAGCTACCAATACAGATTTGAGCAGATTGACAGAATCGAAAAACAAATAGCTGAACTTGGTATGTCTCAGGTTATGGGGCAGAACTACACAAACGCAAGCGCTGAAGCACGTCATATTGACAGATCGCAGGGTGATAGCCCGCTTCAATCTGTCGCCTTGGGACTGCAAAATATGGTAAACGAATGCCTGCGCTATCACGGCTTATTGATGAACACTCAGGATTACGGAAGCTGCGAGATTAACAAGGACTTCGTTGCCGCCCGCCTGGATCCCGCCATTGTTCAGCAAATGATTCAGCTGGAGGCCAATGGCAAAATCACTCAGGAGACGCTGCTGCGGGTCCTGCAAGGCGGCGAGTGGATGCCCGATGGGTTTGACCTGGCCACTGAGATCGAGGACACGGCAAAGGCGCGAGCTCAGTCCCTCGCCGACCAACAGGCTCAGCTTGATGCCACCCTTGTCGGGCTACCATGAAGCGGTCCCCGCACGACCACCGATGGAAGAGTCACAGGCCTACGAAATGATCCACTGCGCTGTCTTTGAAGCCATGGAGCAACGAGACTTTTCGATGATGGCCCTGATCGGCATCATCGAGGTCGTGAAGGCCGAGGCGATGTCCACGATCCTTGAAGACGTGCCCGAGGAGGGCGAGGAGGGCGAAGAAGGCGACTTCGTAGAGGAGGATCTAGCGGCCTAAACTCAGCGCAACCCGCCACGCGCCTGTGTCCGCCGAAACCACACCAGAAACCACGCCGCAGGCCACACCGCCCAACCCGCCAGCCACTGCAGATGCTGCAGCGCTGGCGGCCGAGGTGGCCCGCTTGCGTGGCAAGAACGAGGAGCTCCTCGCCGAGAACCGGAAAAAGTCAACTCGCCTTGCTGGCCTACCCGAGGACGTGGACCCCCGCCAGCTGTGGGCGGAACGGCAAGCCGCGGAAACGCGGCGATTGGAGGCTGAGGGCAATTACATCCAAGCCCGCGAACAGCTGGAGCAGCAGTACCGCGACAGCGAGGCGGGGCTTAAGACCCGCATCGCTGAGCTGGAGGCTGAGATCAGACAGCTCAAGGTACTGGGGCCAGCCGCTACAGCCCTGTCCGAGCACGTGCATGGCGCTGATGAGGTCCTGAAGTTGCACCTTCAGGCCGATCAGTTGGCCACCGAGGCTGACGGCTCTGTCGTGGTCGTTGACGGCTACAACCGCACACCGCTTGCTGAGTGGGCTCGCGCCAAGCTGCCGCCGTGGCGGCTGAAGGCCCCCAGGCCGGCCGGCACTGGTGCGCCGATTGGCGGATCTGGCGGGGCGGGTGCTGCCGCGTCCACGCTACCGGCTGGGTTCAGGAACCCATGGGCACGGGAAACCTTCAACCTGACAGAGCAAGGCGCGATCGCCAGGCGCGATCCTGGCCTAGCGCAGCAGCTTAGAGCAGCCGCCGCCACTGCCGCCGTGAATAAAGGCTGAGGCAAACTAGAGGACGGGGAAGCTGTGCCGACCCGGGGCCCGTGGCCACTCGCCCCCTAATCATGCTTAGCCATGACCGTCCTTTACGGAGCGGATACGCAAGTATTCAATCCATACACGGATTACGTTGTCCGTGATTCTTTGCTGCGCAATACGTTTTTTCTCAGCGGCATTGTGCAGGTCAACCCTGTTATTCAGGCAGTTGTTGACCAGGGTTACACCTTTGAAATCCCGAACTGGGATCCCGACCTTGATGGGGAAATGCAGTATCCCCAAGAAGGTGTGCCGCTGAAAGCCAACAAATACGGCTCCGGCAAGCAAAAAGGCGTTATTCACTATCGCTCCAACGCCTGGGGTGTTTCCGGCCTGGCCAAGCTGCCGCTAGGCGTCAACAACGATCCTGAGGCGGTGATGTATTCCAAGGTGGGCACTAAGGTCACCAATGCTTACCAGACGGATGCCCTGGCCACCCTGCAGGGCTTGTTTGGTGTCGTTGGCACCAACAACTCCACCGCCGCTTTTGCTCCGATGTCCATCGACAGTAGCGGTAGTGGTGAAAGCGACTTTGGTCACGAGCAACTGGTTCGTACCCGGCTTTTGGTCGGTGAAGACGCAGCGAACATGACCACTCAGCTCGGCACCGCCATCATTCACCCTGACATCTACGCGTATCTTGAATCGCGTCAGTTGTGCCAGTACGTGGATGCGCGAGACCTGCCAGGCGTCACCGCGTCAACCGTGGCCGCGAGTGCTCTCACTGGCGGGACGGTTGTTCCTGGCGACATCAGCCCGGCGTTTCAGGTCATGCCAAGGATTCCTGTGTTTGCGAATACGGCGCTGATTGTCAGTGAAAACGCCCCACGAGTTGGTTCCCCTGGATCCTATAAATACGGGGTCTACGTCTTCCGTCAAGGCGCCATCGGCCAAGGCTGGCAAGCCCCCCTCGACACTAAGGAGGCTGAAGACACCATGCAAGATGGTGGTTTTGGTCAGAAGGTCATCAAGGTGACCTACGGCACCTGTATGCACGTTTTGGGATCCAGCTGGAAAGGCGGCGAACAACCGACTACTGCCCAGCTGGCCGATACCGCCAACTGGGAGCTCAAGTGGAGCTCTCCCAAGCAATTGCCCGTTGCGCGCTTCACTTGCACCTGCCCCATCTACGTTTGAGCCATGACCATGATGACCAGCTGGGGTGATAGCTACCCCAAAATCCCCGGGACATTCCTGGAGGTTCGGCCCCTCACCGAGGCGACCGACGCAGCTACAACGCTGACCGCAGCGCAGACCATCGGCGGCATCGTCACCATGACGCCAACGGCGGCCCGCACCATCACCCTGCCAACCGCCACGGCAATCCTCGCCCTGTTGCAGCCAGGGGTGCAGATCGGGACCAGTTTCGAGATTCACATCCGAAACGGCGCGG